GAGGCGTCGGCGTCGTCCATGCGTGTAAGAACATTCATCACAACTGTGTACTTGCTTGACTGATCTGGCACAGGGTAAACAGTAATCGTAGGCGTCAACTGCTTGTTGACGAAAACCTGATTTGGTTTTCCTGTCGTGCCTTTTGTGGATATGTGGGAGTACTCGCTTCTGCTCATTCTAGACAGCGGGACATCAGTTTCTACGCTGTTAACAGTTTCTCTAACGAAAGCGTCCAATACATCAATCGGAGCCGTCGCGTTACTTGTATCAATATTGTAGGTTGCCGTGTCCTTTACCATGGCTACTGTTTTTTCTGCAACAGTCCATTGGTTTAAACCTCGGTTAGCCCACTCAGCGAGCATCAAATTCAAGGATCTTGTAGCGGTCTTGAGATCGTAGCCGGTCCTAAGCTCTAAGCCACAACGCTCAAAGGCTTCTTCAACGTAGATAGCTACATCTGGTTCAAAATCTTTGCTTCCACTTACAGCCATTACTTTTTCTTCCTTCGACGTCGCTTTTTGCGAACAGGCTTTTCAGGAGCGTACAGATTATCAAAAACTCTATTGACATCCAATGTGTAATCTAGCTCGCTTTTTGAGTAGTGAATGTGTTGGCTTGGCTTAAAGTCTGGTGCGCCCTCACCCACAGTGAACCATGCTGGGTGGGTGACCCTCACCCGATTATTGGGAAGCGCCACAATATTCCCTGTCCATTTGCCAGCGTCGAGCAGTTCTAAAACATGAGATTGTTTGTGCTGCGCTGGATCGTCTGCGATCTCGTTCTCAGCATAGTCAACCGTAAAATAATACTTTGCGGGATAAAACTCGCCATCGATTTTAGCAAGCCATGGACAAGGCGTCGCTCGATCAATGACATAAACCGAGTGATTGTGTGACGAGCAATCCCACGGCTGTGCTGCCCAGACCGGCATTGGCTCAGGCCATCCTTCGTAATCAGAGTCGGCGGCTAAACCAGTAATCGGCATTCGCGCCCACATAGCTCCGCCGTGGACATTCTCTTCCACCGTGTCTACTTCGGCTCCGGTGAATATTAACTGAAACGAAAGGCATCGCGTTGGCATGGTTGTAACAGCCACCGCCATTGCGTGGATAAACTCGCCGTGATATTTCTCGTGGTTATGCGTGTACTCTTTCCGCACCCAACATTTAAAGTGCGGAATATTCGACTGCAAATAAGCCATGGGCTACTTTCTTTTCTTAACTGTTCCGCCCTTGTTCATCATTCTTTTTTTGACGGTGCCGCCCTTGTTCATCATAACTTTTTTGATGACGCCGCCTTTTTTCATCATTTTAGGCGTTTTTACCGTCCCGCCTTTTTTCATCATGCGGGCCATCTTTACAGTGCCGCCTTTGTTCATGCGCTTCTTTGCATAACCTTTGGTTTTCTTGTACATCAAAATCTCCTAAATTGATCCGCCAATGTTTGAGATCCCCCCAAAGGTGCTTCGCTGATAACCTTGAGGGAGATTTCCAGAAAGGAATATGTTACCTGATTCCTTGTCTTGCAAGTAATACTTGTCTTTGCTTTCTAATTGCCTAAATGGCAAGCTTCGCTCAACCATTCCTTGAATTTCTCTTTGTAAAGCGCCAGTGTCAGGAGCTAAAGTTTCTTGTAAGTAAGAACCATACTCAGGAGAGCCGGGGGCAGGTGGCTCATAACCCGGAGCAAAAGGATTGTCTCCACCAAAGCTTCCGCTTGCCCTAGGCAACATACTTCCTTGAATTCCGCCAAAGCCTCTAGCGCCTAATCCTTCACTGGATCGATAACCTTTTTGCTGACCGCCTTGCGTGGTCATGGTTAGTGGAGCGTTTGCCCTGTCAATCGCGCCTGTGGACCTTGCGTAAAAACCAGAATCCGGTCCCATTCGCTCTTGGGCCTTGGCGACGTTACTTAAAACTTTTTCTGTTTGTGCGGCTCGCTCTTGTCTTTGAGCGTCTCTGATGCGCTGCGGAACTACATCTGTGTTTATGTTTTTATACTGATCAAAATCTATTCCTAACGCTCTCTCAACCGGATCGATAGTTGCAGTTTCTACAGTTCCGGGTTGATTTGGTAAATTCCTTAAACTGCTGTCTTGCCTACCAACAACAATTTCATCGCCAATGTTTGGAACATAACTAGAGGCGAAAGGACTACTGCCTGACAAAACTCCACCACTACCATCCGGGCTGAAGGAGTCAAGAAGAGCTTCAATGTCTTGCCTTGTATTCATTACGCTGGGGTCTATTTTTTGCGGCGGAACAAAATTTAAAGTAGGCGTGGAAGCTGGTTGTTCTGGGGTCTTTGGAAATAATATTCCCGGTCTGTTTTTGATTAATCCACCAAGAATCCCCATCGGTCCGGTAGAGTCCTCAACTAGGTTTGCTATTGGTTTTGCAATGACGTTGGCTACATCGCCTATTGTTTTTGCGATGCCTCCAACGAGAGGTATATTTTGTATTCCTTCTCCTAGTTTACTCGCACCTCTTCCCAAAATATTACCTATTGCTGGTCCTGCTTTTGGTATTGATCCAAGACCTGACTGCATCGATAGAATGTTGCCCAAAGTTTTAGCTGCTGGACCTAAGCTTGGATCTTCTCTAAAGATATCCCTGAAGTCGGTAGTAAAACCAGAAGGGTCTGGTCTGCCGGTTGAATAAGTAACAAACTCCGGCGCTCTCATTGACGAGTATGAATCCATGGATGGAAGGGCTGTAATGCCGCTGTACCTTCCTTCAAAATTTTCTGGTTCTGCTTGAGATATTGGCGGCAAGTATTTTATCTCTGTGCCGTCCATGTAGAACTGACCACCACGAGGTGCGTCAGGTGGCAACAAGTCATAAAGCTGAGCTTCTGTCATTCCTCCTATTAAAGGCACATCTGGAGCGGCAGAAGGAACATATCTGGGATCGTCGACTCCGCCTGTAGAAACACCTAGGGGATTGACACCGGGAGCATCTGGTTGAGTCAAAGCGTTTAACCCAGCTCTGTAATCTTCTGCTTCCGACATCAATCCAGCCAACATCAAAGCATTTAAGATGTCAGCGGATTGATTGTCTTGCCGGGGAGCAGCAGGACGGGATGTCGTTGGCAAGAACGACATGTTCAATAAGCTAGGAGCTTGCAAAGCCACGATGGTTTAGTCGTACTTTTTTATCATTTCTAGAATGATGTGATACGCATCTCCGCTGCTATGTCCAACTGTCGTGAAATCTATATCTCCAGTTGGACTGCTTGCGTTGTTCGGTATTGCAGTGAAAGAATCGTAATACTCATCTCCACTACTGTCCGCTGGTATGTGCGTTAACAAAACGCTTGTAGAAGCGTCAAACTCTAGCTTGACGCTCATACCAACAGTCATCCACCAAATCTTTGCAATAGCTACAGAGGTGCATTCTTGTCCGGCTGAATTTTTAGCCAAAGCCGAAACGTCGACTTTTTTAACCGCAGATTCGCCAGTACCATCGCTGACGTTGGTGAACCGCATAACTGCGGTTCGTTCTCCGTCTTGAATCGTCTGTGAGGTGACAGTGTCAGCCATTATCTAACTCCTACAGTTCGGTTACCGCAGTGCGCTCTTTGTACGCGCCAACGTAATCGACGCTCAAAGTTTTCGCAGCAGCCGCACCGTTTTGAATTCCAAAAGAAAGAGTCATTTCTTCGTCGTCCGGCGCGTTGGTGCTAACCACGGTTCCAGCCAAAACATTGTTTTGAAAGACATGGAACTTCTGATCTTTAGGATCGTAAACGAAACCTAAAGTCATGAATGTGTCGTCAGCTAATGAGTTTGGAAGATCCAAGGTAGATTGGGTGCTGTCTTTTTCTACGACAAAAGTAATTGTAGCGGCTCCGTCAGACTTCAGGAAAAAGATGCCGTCAGTCACATCTAGCGGAGTAGTATCCGTAAGTTGCAAGCCAGCGACGATGTCAGACTGTGTCGCATCGTTGGTCTTGAATCGGATGTTGAAAGCTAGTTGCTTTCCAGACTCATACTTGAATCCCTCTTTAACTAACTGGAAAAAGTCGTGATCATTATCGCCAGCAGCGTTAGTGACCAAAAGAATGCCGCCGTCTCCATCAGTCAACGCTTCAGAGGCAGATCCTGTTCCATCTTCAGTTGTGGTGATTGTCCAATCTGACGCCAAGTAGGTGTCAAAATCGTTAAAGTAAGCGTGATATTTGTGGGGTGCCGGAGCTTTCAGCTTACCTAACGTACCGTCTGCTGAAATATTGGTCACACCCGAAGTGAAATGAGTTGTCATGATACAGTTCTCCTATGTTTGAACCAGCTATCGCACCATGCGATAAGCCATAATGACAATTCAAGTCTATTGCATTAACAGTGAAATAAAAAGCCCTTTGGCGACCACAGGCGGGCTAGTCCTGTTGCTTGTCAGGGGAAGGAATGGTTACCCCTCGGTCTAGTAGAGAGAGTCTACTTGCTGTAGACCATCTCATATTGCGCTCCCCTGCCGAGGGATTGCAACTGTTTTGCGTACTTTTTCAACATTACTTTTGCTGCATGCTGTTGAGCTGGCGACCAATCTTCTTGGTGAGCGAGAGAGTGACCAAATCCAGTGTCTACTTTGTTGTATCCAGATCCATCGACCTCGAAGGCGCCGTCACATGCTTCAGACAATCTTACCGCACATTCTCGCAACGCTTCTACAACTTCAGGTGAAAAAGGCTTAGGTTGTGATTTTTTCTTGGTGTTTGTAGCAAACACCTTCTCAACAGCTTCAACGTCTAGAGCAATATCTTCGATGCTGATTTCGTCTTGCACAACAACGTCGTCAAGAGCTTTGTCCAACACTTTCTGCTTGCCAACTAGAACTGATGCAAGTCTGGCGTCGATCGAACCGTCTACAACCAAATGCTGTACAAGCACTGAGTTTTGCTGACCAATCCTGTGACAACGATCTTCTGCCTGACTCATGTTTCCGGGCACCCAATCCATTTCTGCGAAAACCACATGGCTTGCAGAAGTCAAAGTGATTCCAACTCCAGCAGCGCCAATGGTTCCAATAAAAACATCAGCGTCGCCAGCCTGAAAGGTTTCTACTGCATGCTGTCGATGAGCTTGGTTGCAGTCTCCAGTGAGAGTAACCACTGATTTGCCAGCAGCTTCTAGGCCAGACTTGATGCCTTCGACCACATCCTTGTGGTGAGCCATCACTACGACTTGATGATCAATAGGTTCGAGGTGAGCAACCACATCTGCTACTTTTGCCAAAGCAGTTTCATGTCTAACTTCTGACATCTGCTCAAACTTGATGTCTTCTGATGAAGTTTCTGACGCGGCTTCTGACAAGCTGTCGAACTCTTTTGCAAGCTGGTCGCCATAATCCTTGCTAGGAAGAACGATAATTTGTCTAACCTTCTCAGGCAGATCTTTAAGAACCTCGTCTTTCTTTCTGCGGATCATGAATGACTGGCGAAGTATTCTTTGTAGCTCATCGAGATTTGATGCGCCGTCCCAGTGCCATCCGAATCTGTCTTGATAACCGCCAGCGTAGCGAACTCCAAACTTAAAGAAGTTGCCGAAGTTAGCAGGGTCTAAATAAGCAGCAATTGGTTGTAACTCAATTGGTCTGTTGGTGATAGGGGTTCCGGTCAATACAACTTTCCTGTTGGCTTTTATGTTAACAGCGACCTTGGTTCTTTTTGCTTTGCCATTCTTGATGTAGTGCGCTTCATCCATTACAACCAGATCCCAAGTTCTAGAGTTGATTGCGTCTTGATGCTTGGTTAGAACGTCATAGTTGATCACAACAACGTCAGGGTTAGTAGGGATCTGCTCGCCGCCACCATTAACGATCTGGATGTCACGATCAGCAACCAACCATTTAGTCATTTCGTTTTTCCAGTTGATCTTCAATGAAGCAGGGCAAACAACCAAAACAGTTTTTGGGTTAGTAGCATTCATGACGCCGATCGCCTGAATGGTTTTACCAAGACCCATTTCGTCTCCGATCAAAACAGAGTTTCTTTGCAATGCGTAAGCGATCCCTGCTTTCTGATATGGAAGGTAGTCAAGACCTTCTGGAACCGGTACGTCTATCTCAGATGAAGTTGCTTGAGAGTCTTGAATGGCTTCTACGTTGTCGCGGTATCTGGTTACAACCCATGCGTTGTCGATCTTGCGAACAGAATATCCAGCAGCCTTGACTGCTGCTTTCTTCTCTCTCCATACCTGCCAAAATTCTTGGGTAGGGAAAGCAGTACTGACGAAGCGTCCGTCTGTATGTACTGTTTCTTCTGACCAATTTAGATTTAATTCCATCGTATCCGTTCCTTGTTTGTTGAAAGCAAGGCCATTATACAATTATCCCGTGTCGTTATGCAAATGTTTGTACACACATATTTAAGCAAAAAAAAGAGGGCCGAAGCCCTCTTTCTTAGTGCGGTTTGGATTACGCGCCTTGTGAGCCGTAAACTCCACGCCAATCAGAAAAGCCAAAAGAGTAACGCTCTCTTGCCTTATATCTGATGTTACCAGTGCTGAAGTCTGGCTCCATAGAAGTTTCCATCGCTGTACGCTGGAACATCTTCAAGCCTTCTCCTGCCTCGGTAACCGAAGTCAACAAGAAGAATGCGTCAGGGTCAGTCAGATAGTGATTGACCGTGTAACCACCGGGAAGTACCCCAGTGTTCGCAATCGCGTTGATATCGTTGTCAGCAGTACCAGACCTTCCGGGGCTGTTCAGAATCCTGTCAGCAACGAAAACAAGCTGTGGTGGAACCACAAGTTTTGTTGCGTTAACAGAGATAGTCAGTCCGCGATCGTCCGTAAACGTGCTGATGTCAATCAACGCGTCTTCGAGGCTAGTCTCATTTAGGTCGGCCATTGTACTAGCCCTATTAGCAGCACTGCCGCCGCCTGCTAAGGGGTGCGCTGTGTTGATCAGAGAAACTCCATCACCACCAGTGAAGCTTGATGAGAATGCATTGTTCAATACATTTGCACCTTTTACTTCTTTGGTGTTCGCCATGGATCTAGCGAGGGCTTTGGTATATCGCTTGCCGAGAGAGTCATAAAGATTATCTTCTTGCGCCTCTTCCGTTAACGCGAATGCCAACGCTACCGTTTCATGAGTGTATCGAGCGCTGTAAGACTCTGAAGCGTTGTCAAATGACACGCCAGCGCCTTCAGTTTTAGTTGGTGCGCCACCGAATCCAGTTATCAAAACTTCTTCCTCGAAAGCTCGATCTGAAGTTTCTTGACTGAAAATAGCCGCGTACTCAGCGTCATACTGGTCATAGGAAAGACCAAACAACGCATTTAATCCGGGTTCTAGCTCTTTAGCTAGCGCCGATCTTGAAATCGCCATTGGTTATCTCCTTACGCTAGGCCAGCAGAACCTTGACCCATGATGTGGTTTTGAATAACCACATAAACATTGGTGTTGGTCGCGCTAACGTCATTGTTGTTGGGATCTTCCGAAATATCAATTGCCTTAAATGGAAGAGTGTTTGTGGTAGCACCAGTTGAAACAGCAAGTTCCATATTGGACCTGCCTGAGCTGGTGTCACCTGTGGTTGATTGATCGACTGCATCGAAGTTGCCGAAGAGGTCGGCCACTGGAAATGCAGCGTTTCCTTGTATTTCAAAAACCACGTTGGGGTCATCAATTACAAAAGCTATAATGTCATCAGCAACAATGCTTGCTGGGTAATAGTTCTTGTATACCTGTTCTCCTGTGGTGGGGTCCGTGTATTGCACACCATTAAAAACACCAACTAAAGGTACAGTTGAGCTTGCGCCAACTCGTTCGATAGTTCCGCCGGTTACCTGCTTTACAGTGTCGCCTTGGAAGATTTTGGTGCCATAGTTACTGGCTATGCGATAACGAGATTGGCCACCGCTGTATGGTGCGCCTCCCATCATCTTAACAGGCTTTAGTCCAAATGCAGCGTCTTTATTCGCCATTTGTTAAACTCCTATCGTTTTCCAAAAGTTACTTTAGTGGATCTTTCTGGATCATACTTGACATAACGATTGTCTCCGCGAGTCTCATTGAACATAGTATTGTCAAGCGCGTCATTCGCATCTTGAGTTTTACCTTCGTAATAAGCACTTCGCTCTTCAACCATGTTTTCAGGTATTTCAGCCAAAAGTAATCCCTGATTAAAAATCACACCTGAATGACGTCCTTCATCAACACAGTCCATGTAGTCTTGCCATTCTTCAGGAAGATCCTCTGCTCTGACGAGCTTAAACCCTTCCCTCAAACGTCTAGATACATTACTCCTGTCTTCTGAACCAAGCATAGATTCTCTAATCCATCGATACCGGAATCCCGGTCTGTCTGGCGGAGCCTCTAATTGCCTTCTGGGCGTCCAGTGTGTTTGTCGAGTAGATTTATCGTGATTCTCGGAGTCACGGGAACTTCTGGTTGTCATTTTGTTTTCCTCTTGAGTTGTCATTTTAAGAAGCCTGTCTCGCTTCGATCTTTTGCTTTTCACGGGCTACAAGCTGTAACCACTGTTCATCGCTCATATCGTGCGGTTTCATGCGTCTTGCGTTTTCCAACTCGGAGGAGGTAAACCTGACACCATTCTTCTTAGCTTGTGTTTTTTGTCGACCCCCAGCAGGGGCAGAAGCAACTCTTTGCACAGGTGGGTTGCTATTCTCTTGCTCGACCTCCTCATCTGCTTTCTGCAAATGAGGATGATACTTGTAAACTCTGTTAGTTAGTTCTTCAAAATACTCTTCTGTATCCGGCTCGTATCCTTCATTAACCAGCTTGTAATGGTTAAAGAAAGCCCACTCAGATGCTTCCTTGTCATATTCAGGATGATCTGAGTTTTCATCTCCGTACCAAGCATTCTTGGCATGCCAATCTTTTGCGCGTTGAGAAGGCTGCACTGGTTGCACAGATTGTTGTTGCTGTGGCGCTGCCTGATAGTTTTCTTCAGGCAGAACTTGTTGAGCTTCTTGACCTTCTCTGCTTCGAGCGACTCGTAGCTTTTCTTTTTTAATTTCCAGCTTGCCTTGAAGCTTGGTCGCTTCTTTCATCATTTCGGCATCGCCGGAATCAACTGCTCGCTTATAAAGATCATCAGCCCTTTGCTCTTCGGACTTCATGTTCTCTTCTTCTTGAACCAGCATGGCCGATCGGTTGATCTGCTGTTGGCGCCTCATGTTTTCGTTTTCGGCCTGAACCTGCGCCAACTGATTTGCAAGCATTGCGTTTTGTTGCTCGACGTCTCTGGTCTTTTGATTAAGCTTGTTAATCCTTTTGCTTACACCTTTAGTATACCGATCCAGCTCGTCTTCGCTTGACTCAGGCGCTGCAACTTGACCGTCATCCTCGATCGATACTTCTAGTTGCTCCTGCTCTTGTGCGTTATTTTCAATCATTTATAGACTCACAATATCTTCGGGATCCAATATGGTGGCGATTACCTCATCATCATTAATAATTCTGCACTCGCCTCCATCGCCCAGCTTGAACCGAGCGCCGGAATATCTGCCAATCATCACCCACTGCTTTTCTTCGCACCAGCGCTTGCCTCCGAATCTTTTTTCGTCCGCATAACAATCTGGCCCCATTTTCACAACAAGGGCAACCACAGTGGCTAAGCCTTCACGATTCAGCGTGTCTTCAGTTAGCAAGATCCCGCCTTTCGTAGTTGGCTTCGGTCGGAAAGGTAGAACCAGCATACGCCAGCCCGTTGGCTGGGGCATTCTTTCAACTAACGATTGATCCAGTAAAGACGGGTCTACGACACGCTCTTCGGGGTCAACATATGCTGCGCTAATATCTATCGGTTCTACTTTTTCTTCGCTCATGACTGCCTTTTGATGTATTCCTTTATTTCACCTTCGATATAATATAAAGAATTCAATTCGCCTTGCAAATATTTATACATTTCCATATTTTCTAAAGAGCCGGACATCAAAGTCTCTTGAATGCGCTCTTTCCGCTCTTCTATCGATCTTTTAACATGATCGACAAAGTCTATGCTGTCCAAGGCTAGTCTTTCGGCATCACAAAGTTTAAGCCGCGAGTAGCAGCGCCGCCGCCACGCGCCTTCATAACGATACCGCCTTTCGCCATCCCTTTGACGCCTCGACCTTTAAGAATGTCGGCTTGGGTTATCTTTCCGTCCTTATTAAGATCTGGAAATGTTTTTCCTTTTTTGGCTTTGCCCATTTTAGTCCTCGGTGCGTTTTTAGTAAGTTTGCTGAACTGCGATCTTCCTAAAGTCATTAACTAGACTTCTTTTTCGCTGGCTTCTTTTTCTTTGGAGCCGCCTTAACTTTAGGCTTTTCTTCAACGGCCTCTTCTGCTTCAGGCTCAGGCTGAGACTCAGGCTCTGGAACAGGGTTACCAGCAATCCTTGCTAGTTTCCTAGCAATCCTTTCATTGTTTTCAGCCTCTTTTTTTGCAGCTTTCGCATTTGCTTCAGAAAGAGCTAATGCTTCAGCTTCTCGCGCCAAAGCTTTCTGCGCCTTGAGTTCTTTTTGCGCCTCTCGAATGTAACTAGTCGTCATTTATTGTCCTCGGTTTTGACCAATCTCTAATAGTTTCAAATCTTCTTGCTGCTGTAAACGGTCACGCGCCAAGCCAAGCTTGTCATCGGCTATGTTTTGCTGAGTAAAAATCCTTTGATTGTCAATTGCAACGTCTTGCGCTTTTTCAGCAGCTCTTGCAGCTTGCTTTTGAGCAAACTGGTTTTGATCTTGGTCTAGCTCTTTATCTCGTAACGCAAGTTCTTGCTGTCTGATTGCAACCAGCGGATCAGCATCAGAAGATCCTTGACCGATTGATTGCAAGAACTGAGCAGAAAGCTCTGCCATAATTGGAGAAGCGTATTGATCTATGATCATCTGCATCTGCATCTGTAATTGCTGAGCTTCCACAGGCGTAACCTGTTGCATTTGCATTTGCGCTTGTTGCATTTGTGCTACCACCTCTTCAGGCAATTGCTGCTCTGCAAGTTGTGCAGACAAAAACTGCAAGTGCTGCATACAGTGGGAAATGATACCAGCCTGAATCAGAGGGTTTTCTTTAACCACTTGAGTCAAGAACAAGCTTTTGTGGGCTTGAATGTGGGCCTCATGATTTTGCTCAGGGAACGCCTGAGCTGGTTGGCCCAACAGCAAA